AAGTAGTTTGTTTCCTTAGGATTGATCAAACTCTTTGTTCGAAGCATACTTTTCTAGGTAAGCAATGTAATTATCCATGGAGTGATCACTAAAGCTATCAACTTGTCCTTGCTTGAGTCCCATCCATAATCCACGTAGCTTATCTTTAACTAACTGCCAACCACTAGGCTTACGAACATTGCCGTATGCATTTAGATAATGCAATTCTCCGCAGTGTTTGTAACCCATAAACTTTGGAGGAACAGTAGTAACGATGTCATTATTGTTCTTCCATCTATGATGCACAGTGCCAAAGCTCTTTACATATGTTCGCCAGCCAACACGGGGACTTCCGTAAGTATAAAGCTCTTCAGGATTGTTTAACGATGAATCACACTCACAACGGTTTGCCATGATAGTTGCCATTGCCGCACCTAAACTATGTCCACATATCCATAGTTTCTTTTTAACATTAACTGTACGTGATACATCTTCACATACCATAGGCCAAAGTTCATCTACTTCTGCTTTAAACCCTCTGTGTACTCTACTAATTGTTTCAGCAAGAACTGGCAATGCCTTTAAGTCTGCTTTAATATCGTTAAACTCTGTAGGTTGTGTTCCTCTACAAGCAATAACTAAATCTGTTTTGTTCATGAAGCGATATGCTTGTGCGCCATCGCGATTATAAAATTCTACTGTTGTGAATCCTAAATCTTTTACTTGCTTTTTTACTTCTTTGATGTTATCATTGTACGCAATACTAGACAACTTAGCAAATAAAAGAGATCGTTTTGAAAAATCTAAGTCTGAAATACTCATTTTTACCCCTCATTATATATATTAACTACACTACTACCCAGTAGCACATATATTTATAGTTTAATAAAACTAAATATACATATAGGAATTAAACTGCTATGAAGAAACATACAAGAAGTATACTTGCAGAGCTTAACAATATTGGGATGAAGAAAGATAACGATCTCCTTATTGAAACGACTGCTAGTAACATAATTGAAAGTTCGATTAATCTGCTTAATCGAATCAATGATATATATGATGCAGAAACTGCCGGCGAGCTTGAACGAAAATTTATCAACTCTATTAAGAGTGGTGATACTAAAAAGTTTAAACGTAGCATGGGAAGAATTATAGAGAGCAAGAAAAATGACAATTCTTAAAGAAGGCGGGAATGTATTTAAAACAGCCGATGGAGCGTTAACACAACGTATTCCTACAAAGTCAGTACACCCGACTATACAGTTTATTGAAAAGATTACTGGCTTAACTTTTGACGAAGAAGATTGGTTAGGTACAACAGGTAAGAAGAATGATCCAGACGGAGCGTTTGAAAAGAACTCGTCAGGTGATTTAGATTTAAACACAGATGCAAACAAAGTAAGCAAAGAGCAATTAATTGCTAAACTTACTGCATGGCTTAAAAGCAAAGGTGTTGCCGAAGAAGATATTATGAACCAAGGACGCAAAAAGACAGATGGTTGGATTCACAATGCAGGCGACCAAGTACACTTCCGTACACCTATTCAAGGCGGCAAAGGATACGTTCAAACAGACTTTATGTTTACAAACAATCCTAGTTTTCAACGTGGTGCAAAGCGTGGCGGCACTGAACAATATGGCGGCACTGATAGAGCTATATTATTATCAAGCATTGCAAGAGGACGTGGCCTAAAGTTTAGTCCTAAGTTTGGATTAGTTGATCCAGAGCAAGGCGATAAAGTCGTTGCTGATACATGGGATAAGATAGCACCCTTATTGTTAGGTAAAGGTGCAACTGAAAAGGATACACACACTGTAGAAAGTATGTTAGCTGTTCTTAAAAAAGATCCAAAATACGACGAATTAATTGCACCGTGGAAAGAAACAATGGAAAAGGCAGGCAAGACAGTGCCTGAATCGTTAGCAGACAAACATTTTAATCGAATTCAAGAATTAACAAGGAAAATATCATGAAAGTAAATGAAGTAATACAAAGGGAAGCACCACACTACGGTGACGATCCTAAGACAAAACAATTTGCAACAATCGGAAGAACACTAATGGACATTAGTGCAAAGATGAAGATAACAAAAACTACACCAGATGAAGAAATTGCAAAGTCAAACAGAATGGCAGCATTTGGTGATGCACTTACACGCTTTGGAACTACATGGGGTCCACGTAACTTAGCTGAACTACTAAAAGATTGCGGTTGCACAAAAGAAGAAGCAATGGAGTTTATGAACATTGCTAAGAAAGCAGGTCCTGTTAAGCCAGTAGTTAAAGATCCAGAACCACAAGCAGACGAACCAGAAGACGACATGGACGGCCCAGATGATGACGAAGTTGCACGTCAAGCTGACATGGTAGCAAGAGGCAAATAACTTAATGGATTTCATTAAAGGACTATACGAGGAAGGCCTAACAGAATCTCAATTAGATGAGAATGCTTGGGCAGACATAAGAGGCCGTCGTATAGGTCGACTGTCTGATCAAAGAAGAATGGCACTATACGGTTACCTTGTTGGTATAGAAAATGCTGCTAGAGCAAAGCGATTCATTGAGATGGCAGAAGAAGGAAAAGGCATTCCAAGTAATTTTGTGAAAGCATATCTTCCTATTATTGAAATGGTAGATGAAATAGTAGAATCAGGCCCAGGCGGCATACAACTACTAAGACAATTACATAAGAGAGTCAAAAAACGGTAATAAGTCGGCTTTTTTTATTAAAAGGCTAAATAATAATAACAAACATTGACAGAGTAGTCAATTTTGTGTCATTCGAGATAACATTTATAGGAGAAATAAAATGGCAGAAGTAACAAAAGTAAACGGCGTAAACGCAATCGCAGGTAACGGACTAGGTCCAAACACTCGTGTTTTATCGCTAACAAAAGCAGCAATCACAACTACAGCAATTGCAGATCTTAACGCAGTAGTAGCAGCCTTAACAGCCGGTGGCGTTAAAGGTGTTGACGATGCAGTAACAATTGCAGGCGTAGCTCACACAGCAACAGGCGTAGCACACGTTGCAGTACAAGGCACAGGCGTATTAACACCTGGCGACGACTACCGCGGTGTAACTGGCGTAACAGCAGCATTAGTAGCTGAGTTTGATTCGCTAACATAAGAATCCCAACTACCTTAGGGACCGTGACAACGGAAGGCGTCACACCAAAAGCTCACTTTTTAAGTGAGCTTTTTTTTGTCTGTTAAATACATGTATGATATATCGTATTTCTACATTAGTCGACATTACTAATACAAACGCTAGAAGAGGCGAAGATCCTGTTGCGTATAGGCAAAATCAAAACTATTTGTCATTACTAAATGTAATAGGTATGCGAACAAATGTAGAGTTTATTAGTTTAAATGCAGTACAAGAGTCAACAAAGATGTTTGGTACAGCATTTAAAGGCACACAAACAGTATGGCAGTTTACGTTTGAAATTGATAGAGAAGGATACTTTAATATAGATACAGCAATAGAAGATTTCGATTATGTTCCTTTTATTCCTGAGCTAGAAGAGAGTGTGGAATTTAACAAACCTCTATTTCACACAAAAGATTTGAAGTATATTAACATAGTTTTTGAACAACTATGATAAATAAAAGTGTACAGAGATACAATAGGCATACTTCAAACTAAATCACTACACTAAAAAGGCCAACCAAGAGTTTACTTTATAATGGAGAATCAGTATGCCATCTACGGCAACCACAGAGTTAGAAAGAGAAAATTTAGCAGCACACGTTGACTTATGCGCATTGCGTTATGAGCAACTAGATGACAGGCTAACAATATTGGAAACCAAGGTTGATTCCATTCATAAAGACATCACAGAAGGTCAAAAGTCGATGACCAAAGTACTAATTGGTACCGCAGGTACAATAATCGCAGGTTTACTTTCCACAGTAGTCGTTATTTTAATGAATACTCAGTAATTCTCGCTAAATAACTATATGTTATTAAGAGAATTGACAATACCCCTTGAAGAAGCAAAGATGGCATGGGCTAAGAGTGGCAACAAGGTTGTCCGTAAGTTCAGATGCTCAGGCGGCAAGCGACACGGACGAATTGTGTCAAACATTGCCCAGTGCTTTGCAAAACCTGATATCAAAAAGAGAAATAAATTAAGGTTGACAAAGGCAAGACTTGGTGCTAAAATGACACGTAAGGCAAGGAAAACTAAAAGAGTTAATTCAGCTTCACGTAGAGTAGCAACATTAAACCGAGCAACTAGAAGTAAGCGTATCTAATGTTATTACGAGACTTAACAGAAGGTGTCACAACTATATTTGGCCGTTCAGGTAATAAAACTGTACGCAAATATCGTTGTACAAGCGGCAATCGCAAAGGACGTATTGTTGCTAAAGCATCAACATGCACAGCACCACGCAATGTTAAAGCCTCGAGAACATTAGCAAAAACAAGACGGGCAAAAGCCCCAACGATCAATGTAAAGAGTAGCAGGACAAAGAGAGCAAATCCGTATTCAAAGAGATTAAGTAAAGTTAACACAGGTTATCGAACACAACGTAAAAAGTCTAAAGGAAAAAGAATATGAAGATGAATGATATACTCGAAGCACAACCTGCTAAGATTAGCCAAGTAAAGCCTGGCACAAGCGCAGAGATCGATCACGGCGACGGCACCAAAACTGTTGTAGACCTCAAGAAGAATCCCACAGCATTAACGAAGAATGCACAGGGTAAGGTACAACTAAACAAGAAAGCCGATCCAAACAAGAAAGATCCAGCAAAATTAATTAAACCGGGCGACAGTGTTGAAGTAGACGTATAGTCTGTTTTAACCTGTGTAATTACAAAAGAGTTTAAGTACATTATGTTTGTTGGAGTCTCTATGAATAATAACGTTGTAGCTATACTAGAAGATATAGTTAATTCAAAAATTGAAGATTATTCAATTCCTCATGTGAGAGGGAACTCAATTAGAATTAAACATATTGTGGTCAGACATAGCAAGAAGATTAATGCTTGGTTAGTATATGATACAATAGCTAACGTACAGATTGCAAGGATGTTTTGTAAAACTGGAGCAATTGCTCTTGCTAAAAACATTGCAGACGATAAACAGCAAACAGAAAAGATACAATATCTAGATACGTTTATCTCAAAACACTATAACGATTGCATTTTTTATAAACATACTATGGATGTTACAGAAGATAACATCAAGTATGAAACAGCACAGTCTAGATTCGATATAAGTATTGACTTAACTAGGCATGCAAAAGAAGAACTGGAACAGATAATTTTATCTTGAGATAAATAACTATAACAACAATTACTAATTAGGAAGAGTAACCAATGAATATAAGAGAGATTTCGAAACCCGTGACAGCAAAAGGCTTAAATGAAAGCCTTGCTAAAAAGTTTGGACAGCGTATTAACCTTGAAGCGTTTACAATGGACCAATTACAAACTGCAAGAAACAACTTGCGTACTAAGTTAAGTCAAGTAGAAACTACAGAAAGTTTTAATTCAGTTAACTCAGCAGCACACCAAAAGTCAAAACTCTTCCTTGACGTACTAAACGCTGAACTTTCAGAACGTGATCATGTAGACCAAGCAGTAGTAGCAGAAGGTATTGTAACTGAAGGCGAAGAAGACAAAGCTGAATTAGTAATGGCAGCCAAAGACATGGTAGACCGTGTTACAGGTTGGATGGAAGACACAGCAGAAATGCAAACTGAATCAATGCTTGAACTAGCAGATGCTATTAGAGACGAGATGGGTTCAGAGCAGTCAGAAGCATTTACTAATTCTGTAAAGCCTGCACTAGAAGCAATGTATGGTGTAATGGAAACAACACGTGAAGCATTAACAAGCGGTGTTGGCATGTTAACAGGTGAAGGTGAGCCAGTTGATGCAATGGGCGCAGAAGATCCAGAAATGGAAATGGAGCCTACAGTAGATGCAGAAGCACCAGCAGATGACTTAGATTTACCTACAGATGACTTTGAAGCAGATGCAGCAGCAACTGGTGGCGAAGAAGAAGCTGGACGTGAAAAGCGTGAGTCAGTACAGCAATCTAAAAAAAAAGTTTAGCTGAAACATTAGACAATGCAGGAATAGTCCTGCAAATCCTAAAAACACTTAAACCCGGTTCTCAAGTATCTTGGGACAAGATGAATACCTATATGGTAAAAGCCGGCGTTCCGCAGTTTAACTACGAGTCGTTCAAGTCATTATACGACACAGTTCCACAACTCAAAAACTTAGTAAAGTTCGATCCAGAAGGTATCACAGTCAATGATGATGCAATGGATCAAGTGTCATCACCAACAGCAGACGGCAATGACGATGTTGTAAGTGATATGGCAAAAAGAGCAACTGATCTAAAAGGACTTTAATCTTTACTTGACAACTAGCAATTATTATGTTAGTATATGTTAACAGTGGAGAACCTATGAGTTTAATTAAAGAAAAGTACAAATACGAAAGACTCAAACGAGTCGAAGTTAACGGCAAACGTAAGTATGCCGCACCTGGCGGTGTACCAGTAGCAAGTGTAACAACTATACTTGATGCTACAAAAGATAAATCACACTTAATTGCATGGCGCAAACGTGTAGGCGAGAAGAAGGCACAAGAAATTGTTACTGAAGCTGCCGGCGTAGGTACACGTATGCACAAATATTTAGAAGACTATATCGAGTTTGGCGAATGGCCTACTTGTGGAAGCAATCCATATGCGCAGAAAGCACATGCTATGGCAAGTATTATACGTGACGAAGCTATGGGCGATGTAGATGAGATATGGGGCAGTGAAGTACCGCTTTATGTTCCAGGCATCTACGCAGGAACAACTGACTTGGTAGGACAATACAAAGGTCAGCCTTGTATAATGGACTTCAAGCAGACCAACAAACCTAAGAAGCCTGAGTGGGTATATGACTACTATCTACAGCTAACAGCGTATGCTCTAGCACACAATGAAGTACACGGCACAAACATACGTGAAGGACATATCTTTATGTGTTCACGTGATCTAGATTATCAACAGTTTGACATATGGCCAGATGAGTTTGATGACTGGGCTCAGGAGTGGTGGAAGCGATGCGAGCAGTATTATGAAACTGTTAGATAAGATACAAGAATACAGTGTTAAAGGTTTAATAATTATGGGACTTGCAATGTATCCTATGCTGTTCATTCTTTGGCTCTTACACGAGCTCGGTTAGCATAAATAAAATCGTCAGTATACAGTTGTATCATGTACTGGCCCAACAAGGAGATAGTTATGAAACTAGCAACAATGTTGGGTATGATACTCTTGTCCACTTCCGTGTCTGCCCAAACAGTAATAAACTACGAAGATGGATCAACATACACCCTCAAAAGAACGGAAAAGATTTACATATCCAATAAGGATAATGTCTATACTGCTACCGGCAGTATGAAATCAGCAGTCCGTTTCTATAATGCAAAACCATGGAGCAAGCGTGATTACGTACCTGAGCCAGTCACTGGAGATGAACAGTGTTGGGCATGGGCCGGAGTTGCACCACCTCCTGGTTATAGCTTAGAGGCGTGTTTTGTTGAATCGCCAGCAGAACCACAGTCATGTGATGAACTTGGCTTTGGGGGAACTTGCGAGAACTAAACTGTAGGGGGCAAGTCCCCCTACACCTTTCCAATCGTATAAATACAATATAAATGCGTAGGAGAAAAACGTGGCAGTTATCCAAATATCAAGAATACAAGTCCGACGTGGACGAGAAGACTCAGGTACAGGCTTACCTCAGCTTGCAGGTGGCGAGCTAGGATGGGCAGTAGATTCACAATCACTTTACATAGGTAATGGTTCAGTAGTAGAAGGTGCACCAGCAGTAGGTAATACTAAAGTTATTACCGAACATGACAACTTCTTTGACCTTGCAGAAACATACGAATATAGACAAGGCAACATACAAACAGGTGAAGTTGTAAATGTACGTAGGTCTTTGTCAGCTCGCTTAGATGATAGAGTAAGTGTTAAATCATTTGGTGTTATTGGTGACGGTGAAGATGCCACACTCGCGTTACAGAAAGCTCTTTATGAACTATATCTAAATGCTACAGACTTTGAGAATCCAAAAAGCAGAGTTGTTTTATATGTAGAGCCCGGCACATATGTTTTAACAAGCACAGTGTTTATTCCTCCATACGTTACATTAGAAGGCGCTGGCCGTGATAAAACTGTATTTCAATCAGCAGGCGGCTTTACAATGTTTAAAAGTATCTCAAGTAATACACAATACAATGGCGTTGTATTAGATACTACGCCGGTAGTAGATCCTATTTTATCATTTGCTGACTCTTCAAGAGGACTTAACCTATCTGGATTTACAATTAAAGTTACTGAAACAGTTGCTAATACTATCATGCTAGAATTGAATAGTGCAAGAGATAGTAGATTAGAAGACATTAAATTTATTGGTCCACGCTTAACAGGTGCAGCACCTGATATCGGATTAATGATCAAAAGTAAAAGTGATGCAATACAATCACAGTTTAACAGAATTACTGATTGTGAGTTTGTAGGACTAGGTACATGTATCAAATCAGATCACTCTATCCATCACAATGATATCGAAGTGTGTACTTTCGATAGATCAGTAAGCGCAGTTGTGTTCGGACTAAACAGGCAAGCAGGACAAAAGGCACCATTTGACAATACGATTAACGGATGTTACTTTGAAGACATAGATCAACATGGTATACTAGTAACAGAAGGCACACGCAACATGTCAAAAGACAACAAGTTTGGTATAAGCGTGGGAAACAACGGCGGTGACGCATCAGGTGCGGAATGGCCAATAATAAAATTTGTAGAAAAAGGCAATATTTCTCTTGACGATCACTTTGATAGAACGTATAATTTAAGTATAGACAATAACTACTTTGTAAGCGAACCTTACATACCAGATGTTGAAGGACCTGCATTTGTTGATTATGGATATACTGAGAACGTTGATGTTCCATCGGACATTACTTTTAACGGGTTGTTTAGACTACCCGCTGAAGCAAGCAAACGCTATCACGTTGAATACCATTATCAATCAACGCAGAACGTATACACAAGGTCTGGTGAGTTAACAGTAATAATTAACAGAGAGAATAACAGCGTGACACTATCAGACGAATATGACTATGCAGGGAATGACACATACGAGTCAACTCTGCAATTTGCAGCTATCCTGCAACAAAACGGTGGATACTATACTGCACAAGTACAGTGTAAAAACATATCAGACAGCGGAAATATAACTTTTAGACTATCATCTAAATCATAAGCATATATTGAATGTTCTTTAATAAAACTTATGAAGATAGACTTCGTGTCTGGCATGACTTTAGGCAGGGCCTAGAGACATCTAACGATCCGATACAGGATGCTATAGATGCTTACGATACTATCCCTACAGAGCATATTTGTGTTGATCCCTACACCCCGTCTGCATGGCCCAATCCATGGGAACTAATAAGTGAAAACCACTATTGTTTATTTGCTAAACTACTGGCAATTGGTTATTCTCTACAGTTAACTGAGCGTTTTGCCCAGGCAAAATTTGAGATACATATCTTTATAGATAGAGCAAAAAGCAACCACTACTACCTTTTAAGTGTTGACGAAGTAGTAATTGGTTATGAAAATCACCTACGCATAACAAGGCAAACATTACCATCAAATATGCAGCCTGCAATGCATCATAAGATGTCAACACTAAACTAAATATTGAACTAAATGGAACATATAGGAGAACAAAGAATGTCAAACGGTATTCACATCGTAAAGCGCAATGGCAGCACAGAATCAATTAACATTAATAAAATACACAAAGTAGTAGAATTTGCATGTGAAGGTTTAGCAGGCGTAAGTAGCAGTCAAATTGAAATGAACGCAAATTTACAGTTTTACGATAAAATGAGTACAGGTGAAATACAAGAAATTTTAGTAAGAAGTGCTAACGATCTTATTTCATTAGACAATCCTAATTACCAATATGCCGCAGCGAGACTTTTGACTTATGGATTATATAAGCAAGTGTTCGGCGAGTACGAAGCAGTTCCATTTATTAATATTATTAATGCAAATATCGAACGTGGGTTATATGATCCTGCGATATTAGAAAGTTATACACTAGAAGAAATTTCCCGTCTCGACAGTTATATAAATCACAGACGTGATGAAAATTTTACATACGCAGGAATGCGTCAAGTAGTTGACAAGTATCTTGTACAGGATCGTTCAACTGGTGAAATATTTGAAACTCCGCAGTATATGTATATGATGATTGCGGCAACACTATTTGCAAATTATCCAGCAGAAACACGTATGCATTACGTAAGGAGATACTATGATGCGACCTCACTATTTAAAGTCAATATCCCAACACCAGTCATGGCAGGTGTTAGAACTCCTGTCCGTCAGTTTGCTAGTTGCGTTTTGGTTGACAGCGATGATACTCTTGATAGCATTTTCTCTAGCGATATGGCTATTGGAAGGTATACGGCTCAACGTGCAGGGATTGGCATTAATGCTGGTAGGATACGTGGCGTCAATGCAAAGATACGTGGCGGCGAAGTGGCGCACACTGGTATCGTTCCTTTCTTAAAGAAGTTTGAATCAACTGTAAGATGTTGTACACAAAATGGTGTACGTGGCGGCAGTGCTACTACACACTTTCCGTTCTGGCATCAAGAGATTGAAGACATCCTTGTGCTAAAGAACAACAAAGGTACAGAAGACAATAGAGTACGTAAGTTAGATTATTCGATTCAACTTAACAAAACTATGTATGAGAGATTGTTATCTGGAGGCGATATAACTCTTTTCTCGCCACATGATGTTCCGGGTTTGTACGAAGCATACTTTGGCGATCCGGCAGTGTTCCAAGAGCTATACGAAAAATACGAACGTGCTACAAGTATTAAGAAAACTAAAGTTGATGCAATGGAGTTGTTTAGTGCATTGATTAAAGAACGTGCTGAAACAGGCCGCATTTATATTATGAATGTTGATCATTGTAATACACACAGCTCGTTCAAAGACCCAGTTTACATGAGCAACCTATGTCAAGAGATTACACTACCGACTAAGCCACTACAACATATTGATGACGAAGAAGGTGAGATTGCTCTTTGTATTCTAAGTGCAATTAATGTAGGCATTATAAGAAGTTTAGATGACTTAGAAGAACTATGCGAATTAGCTGTTAGAGCATTAGAAGAAATTATTGATTATCAGCGTTATCCAATTAAGGCAGCAGAGATAAGCACAAAAGCAAGACGTTCGTTAGGTGTAGGCTATATTGGTCTTGCACACTATCTAGCACGTAACAAAGTACAATATAGTGATCCAAATGCTTGGAAATTAGTACACGACTTATCAGAAGCATTCCAGTACTATTTGCTTAAAGCCAGCAACATTTTAGCGCAGGAGCGAGGCGCTTGTGAGTACTTTAACCGTACTAAATACTCAGATGGAATCCTTCCTATTGATACATATAAGAAGGATGTTGATACAATAGTGGAGAACGAGTTAAACTATGATTGGGATACTTTACGTAGCGACATCAAGGAACACGGTCTTAGGCACAGCACATTGTCCGCACAGATGCCTTCGGAGAGTAGTTCCGTTGTGTCGAACGCAACAAATGGAATCGAACCACCTAGAGGTTACTTGTCCGTTAAGAAGTCCAAGAAAGGGCCTCTTAAGCAGATTGTTCCACAGTATCAAACACTAAAGAATCACTATACGTTGTTATGGGAAATGCCTAGCAACGAAGGTTATATAAATGTTGTTGCAGTAATGCAAAAGTTCTTTGATCAAGCAATTAGTGGTAACTGGAGTTACAATCCAACGCACTTTGAAAACAACGAAGTACCAATGAGTGTAATGATCCAGGACTTACTAAACACATACAAGTACGGATGGAAGACTAGTTACTACCAAAACACATATGATTATAAAACAGATCCAAGTGAGATCGAAGACGATAAAGAAGAAGCGCCGTTAGCGCAGGGTGAATTTGACGGCGATGATGAGGAATGTGAGGCATGCAACATTTAATGGTTGACAACCTTCACAAACGATAGTATTATCAAATAGCACATAAAGGAATGAGAGATGGCAAAAACAGTTTTTAACAAAGAAAAAGTAGACTTTACAAAACAAAACATGTTCTTCGGAGCAGATCAAAACACACAGAGATATGATACATTTAAGTTTCCTGTCTTTGATAAACTTAACCAGACTATGCTTGGTTATTTTTGGAGGCCTGAAGAAGTAAGTTTACAAAAAGACCGTGCAGACTTTGCTAACTTTCGTCCTGAGCAGAAACATATCTTTACATCAAACTTAAAGTATCAAACATTACTTGACAGTGTACAAGGACGTGGTCCATGTCTAGCATTTTTGCCGCATGTATCATTGCCTGAACTAGAAGGATGTATTGTTACTTGGGATTTCTTTGAAACAATTCACTCACGTTCGTATACGCACATTATGAAGAATGTGTATGCTGATCCAAGTGAAGTGTTTGATACAATCCTTGATGATGAAAAGATTATTGCTCGTGCAGAAAGTGTTACTAAACACTATGATGCATTTACTGCCGCAGCCGATGCTTACAATCACAAAGGCGAAGGTAGCTTACGAGAAGTCAAAAAGAAACTTTACCTAGCAATGCACACGGTAAATATTCTTGAAGGTTTACGTTTTTATGTTTCCTTTGCATGTACATTTGCATTTGGAGAATTAAAACTAATGGAAGGTAGTGCTAAAATTATTAGCCTTATTGCTAGAGATGAAGCACAGCACCTTGCATTAAGCACACACGTTCTTAAACTTTGGGCTCAAGGCAAAGACGATCCAGAAATGGTTAAGATTGCTAAAGAGTGCGAAGATGAAGTATATGACTTGTGGCGTGAATGCGTAGCAGAAGAAAAGGATTGGGCCGATTATCTATTTAAAGATGGCTCGATGATAGGATTAAACGATACACTCTTACATCAATACGTAGAGTATATTGCTAATCGTAGACTAAAAGCACTGGGCTTGAATACTATATTCGATGCTCCAGTAAACACTAACCCGTTACCGTGGACAACGCATTGGCTATCTAGCTCAGGCTTGCAAGTTGCACCGCAAGAGACAGAAGTTGAGTCGTATGTTATCGGTGGCATTAAACAAGATGTGAGCAAAGACTCACTCAAAGGATTTTCATTATGACCCAATCATCAAGTATTATTGTATGGTCAAAGGATAACTGTCCTTTCTGTGTTAAAGCAAAAGCAAAGTTAAATCAATTACATCTAACATATGAAACACGTATGATAGGTGATGGTTGGACAAGAGAAGATTTACTCGAGTCTGTACCAAATGCGAGGAGTGTACCTCAAATAATTATTAACGGCGAAGTAATTGGAGGCTATGACAGCCTAGTAAAATATTGCGAAGACACAGGGTTTAACGGAACAGGATATTCTTTATGATTTTAGAAGTACCATATAAAATAGGAGACACAGTCTCTTTAAAATTACTATCAGGCGAAGAAGTCATCGGAAGATTAGATGACGAAAAGAATGATATGTATAAAATGCACAAGCCAATGATGCTAGTGCAAACACAGGACGGATTAGGTTTAGCACCTTTTATGTTCTCAGCAAGCCCAGACACACCTGTAAGTATTAAGCAGTCAGCAGTGTCGTGTGTAATTAAGTCAGACGAAGGTGTGGCTAAGTCTTATACACAACAAACAACTGGCATCTTAACTTAATGGGTGGCATTAGTCGAAACAATGATACAGCTGGAGGAGATTTAATTCCAAGTCAGTCTACTGTTTTTGCAAACAGTGAACTGGTCATTGTTGACGGCGATAGTGTAGCAGGTCACGGGAATGGCGCTCATGCCAGTCCAACTATGGTAGCAGACACCAACAATGTATTTGTTGGCGGAGTTGCTGTTGTAAACGCAGGTGACCT